AGGAAGCCATTAAACGACGAAGCATTAAAAAACCAAGATGGTTCTGCGTCTTTTTGGTTGTGGAATGATCGAGAAGATGACGTTGGTGTATCAGAACCAATTACTTCAAATCTTCGTCGTTTAATGAAATGGACTGAGGCCGCAAGAAAAAAACTATATCCAGATGCAGATGAGGCATGGTTCGAAGATGATCAACCGTTTGGTTGGAAAATGGGTGCAGATATGGATGGTGAAGCATTTCAAAAATATGAAAGTATTGATCATTATATGGCAGCCCATATTGTAGATTATGAATACTTTGCAGCCGATCCAGCCGATCCAGAGCATGACCCAGATGAGTGGGATCAGATGGACGTACCAGCATCAATGGGCGGATCGTTAGTTTATAGTTTGCGTGATAGGAATGGTAATTCACATGTCGCAATTGAATATGATAGACATAAAGAAAAGCCATTTCAGATGGACGTAAAAGGTAAGCAAAACGCAGAACCAGATCAGAAGTATGATAAGTATATTGTCGCTTTAGATAAACACTGGAAAGCAAACCCAGACGACTTTGGGGCAAAAATAGATACACCCGCAGATGAAAGTATACAACGTATTAAACATTTGGCAGGAATATAAAATGCTTATTAACGATATCTTTTTAATTGAAGCAAACGTTGAACCAGAAGGTTTAAGACTTCTCGACCAGTGGATTCATGAACAGGGCGAGGATTTAGAAGATTCTAATCCTAGTATTAATCATACTGCTTTCTTAAAAAGATTAAAAAAGGATATCATTAATAATAATAGAATATTTGGTGCACAAACACAGTTAACAGCATTAGTACCATATAAGCCTAAAAAAACAGATCCTGATTTTATTAAAAATGCTACAGAACCGGTATATACAGTGAATGTAAAAGCATTAACTCATATATGGAATGAGTTGCTGGATCTTTTTGTACCCGATGAAGATGAACCTACTAGTCATCCATTGTTTTATAAATTTCATGAGTTAGTTAAAGATGAAAAAACATTAGATCCTGCTGTTAAAAATAAACTTGTTCCTCTTAAAAAGAAATACGAGCAAGGTAAATTTGATTTACCAGGTTTGAAACAAGCAATGCAAGTTATGACTCAATTAGGTTCTCAAAAATGGAAACATGATTCAGCAGAAAGACAACGGTTAGAAATGGAAGCACCAATTATCATGAAGTTTAAAAATGGTTATATGTGGGTACGTTTAGACTCCCAAGAAGAAATGCACCGCGAAGGCGAGATGATGCAGAATTGCATTAGTGGTTATTGTCCAGTTGGTAAGGACGTAGATTTGACATTTGGATTACGAGATATATTTAATGCTGAGTTCGAGCTAGAAGATCAGTCTGACGATGCGGTTTATGACTGGCTTGTAACTTGGTTAGATGAGCATGACACAGATGTTCAAGATTTTTTGATGGGTAAAGCAGATGATCTCACAGGTGATGCCATGCTTGCTGTGGAAGATGTATTTGGTATGGACGAAGAAGAAGCATTTGACTGGATGGCACAGCAAATTATAAATGCTGATACTGATATAGAAACTGGAGAATTAACCCGCGGCCATCTAATTTATAGTTTGCGTGATAAGAATGGGGAATCTCACGTAGCCGCAGAGTATGATCCAAATGTAGATATGAATTATATAGAACCAGAAGAAGCATTAGGCAAACAAAATGAACCACCTGTTGAAAAATACGCACCATATATTGAAAAATTAAATGACTTTTTTCAAGAACATCCTGAAACATTTGGTCCTAAAGGTAACACAAAGGATATGCCATTCCACCCAGATTATGATGATGACCGCGAGCATACTGAGTCTGCTGATTTAAATCGTATTAAACATTTAGCGGGAGTATAAATAATATTATGAAAGTTTTTGATTTATTAAATGAAGCATTTGAAGATGAACCAATCCAATATATTGTTTTAGATCACACCAGACCTGACCATCAATGGTCAGCCGATACTAAAAAAGACATTATTGATGCAATTATGGTAAATGGGGTTAAAGAATGGCAAGTAGTTGACCCTGAAACTGAAGAAATAATTGCAGATTGGCGGAATGATTCTATTTTGTCTGGTAGAATAACGCCAAAAGACAAAACATTTAATCGTATAAAAGAATTAATGTTTAGTGCCGAAGACGACCAACCTAATTTAGAACCGTTTCCAAAAGTTAAAGTGGATATGGAAGTGGTTGATCCAGAGATGGAATAACACCGTATTCCATATATAATAAAGCATGCCGCATAGGCACAGGCCTAATAATATTCCCATTGTTATCTAAAGATTGTGCTGTGTGTATTGCCTTGCTTGGTGCTAAATTGCAATGTTGTAATATTGCATTATAATGTTTTTCGTATTTACGCCACCAAAAGTCAGTACCAAAGTGTTGCATAAATTCTAAACCTATCCAAACATCTGCAATATTAACATATTTAAAATCATTCATTAAAAGTATAGGTCCATTTTCTCGTTTTCGGGAATAACGCAATCCGATACGATGTACATTTAATCCAAATGCTTTACTTAAAGAAAATGTCACGGTTTTAATAGCAGGATGGTTCACATTAAAATTGATATCTCTACAACACGGATACCACGCCGCGTCGATATGTACAGGTATGTTTAGTTGTAAACATCGTTCTAAAATTGCTGGCATATCTGGATGAACATTATTATCATAGAATGTGAAAGGTGTTGCTATAACTAATACATCACCAGATGTGAGTGTATCAACTGTTCTTTTGTTAATTGCAGGGAACAATCGCCGATGGTAGGGATAGTCACCATCAAATATTACTATTTTTTTATTGTACATCATATGGAGTTCATCTATTTGATGTGTTACGCCCAGGCATATATCTCTGTCTGGGAAAGCATCTAAACCTGTAAATGATATTAGTTTATGATTGTGTACCCAATTATGCATTTTTTCTTTGAATGTGTCAGTAATTGAATCGTAATCTTCAGTGTCGGCGACATTAGCATTATGTAATGAATTATGAAACTGGTGTGCCTCAATGTCGAACATAGGTCGTTTACGAGAGCCAGGTTCTCTGTCTATTAGACTGTTTAATATTGTAATATCAGGTGTTGGCATAATTCATTATTTCGTTTATGTACTTATATTCGTCTTGTATATTAAATTTACGAACTGTATTCATCCAATTAGTATATTCAACAAATGCTTGTCGTTCATTATATGTATTCTCTTTTCTGCTCATTACAGGAAATGGATCTTTAACATTAAAAATTATATTCTCAATACTTTGTATTTCTATTGGATTAATTTTAAAAACATTTTCTTGTACCTCTTTTACTATGTTTTTAAATGTTACTTCTTTATGTTCTTCCAATAATAAGTTGGCAGACAAGTAAGGTTGTACTGCTGGATATACATTTATGCTATTACTATCAAAAATTTTATTTTGAAATTTTGAAAAATAGTTAAAAGTATTAATCATATTACCAACATTGTATATGCTTAATACAAAGTTAATACCAAGTAGTGTTATGTTTGGATGATTTAGTAATACTTGAAAGTTTTTGTTAATGTTATTAAAGTTTGTACCGCGGATCCATTCATATGTTCTGTGTATGCCGTCAATACTGGCAAAAATTTCTATATCAGTTAGTTTATCAAAAGTTTCTAAAGTTTTTTTAGGTATGGATGTTATGTTGCTAACTATTCTTATTTTGAGCGTTGGTTTTACATCACTAATTTTATCTAAGAAAGTTAAGCAGTTTTTATCGTATAGCGGTTCACCACCTTTTATAATTAGTAATTCTAAATCGTTTATGTTATCTAATATTGACTCGAGCACTTCATTCTGTAATACAACTGGTTTAAATTGATTATAGTTGTAATGTGTTTTTAGTGCGTTAACTGCTTTCGCTGGCATAGACTTTTCTTGATGATGCCAATGAGAACTATGAATGCTGTTACACATAGCACACGCAAGATTACATTGATTACTAAAACTAATGTCGAGATATCTAAGTTTTGGCTCAATGTCAGTTGATTTTCGCCGCCTACCATTAGCATATTTTAATCGTTTACTTTCAAGATTGTGTTTTTCTTTGCTATAACAATAATTACATGCGTCAATATATTCATCGTTAAGCATTTTTTCTCTAATCTCTTTTATACGCTCTCCATGGAATATGTTTTCTATTGTAGTAGTTGATTGTGAGAAGTCGTGTAGACTGTGCTCTAACTGGTCTGACCAGACAGGACATAGTTGTGCTAGACCACGTGGATCAATTGTAATACCATCAAAGGGTATATAACAGAAATGTTTCTTATCCATATATTGACATGTAAGATAAATACCTATATAATATATTTATTGTTAATTTTGTTATTTTTTACTTGACATTTGATTAATTAGATACTATAATGTATTTAATTAAGTTAATACTTAATTTTAAAACTAATATTTAGGCTAATAAAGGAGAACTAATATGGCTACATTGGCAGAACTTAGAGCAAAACTCGCGGCCCAGGACCAGCGCCAAGCTGGTGCTCGCGAAACAGATAACGCAATTTATACATTCTGGAATATCCCTAACGATACTTCAGCAACCATGCGTTTCCTTCCAGACGGTGACGAACGTAATACATTCTTTTGGCAAGAGCGCCAAATGATTCGTATGCCCTTTCCAGGTGTAAAAGGACAGGACGAAGCAAAACCAGTCACGGTAAATGTACCGTGTGTGGAAATGTGGGGCGATACTTGCCCAGTACACGCAGAGATTCGTCCATGGTTTAAAGATCCAGCATTGGAAGACATTGGACGCAAATATTGGAAAAAGCGTTCATACATTTTCCAAGGATTTGTTATTAATGATCCACTCGGCGAGGACGCTCCCCCAGAGAATCCAATTCGTCGATTCGTTATTAATCCATCGATTTATAAAATCATTAAAGCAGCGCTTATGGATCCAGATATGGAAGATCTTCCGACTGATTATAAGAACGGCACAGATTTTCGTCTTATAAAAACACAAAAAGGACAATATGCTGACTATTCAACTTCAAATTGGGCACGGCGTGAACGCAGTCTCAGTGAAGAGGAAATGGAAGCAATTGAAACGCACGGTTTATTTAATCTCAGTGATTATCTTCCAAAGCGGCCGTCAGCCAGCGACATAACAGTTATTTACGATATGTTTCAGGCATCAGTAGATGGTGAGTTGTACGATCCAGTGAAATGGGCCGATTATTATCGACCATATGGTGTCTCAGCATCAACGAAACCTGCAACTGCACAAGTTGCTCAAACTGAAACAGTTACACCAGTTACACCCGTTAAGGTAGAACCCAGCAGTGCGCCAGCGACTGAAACAGTCAACGATACATCGAATAACAAGAGTGCAGATGAAATTCTTGCTATGATTCGTAATCGTAAAAATACTGAAGAAGCAGAAGCTTAAACTATGTTAGAGGGGGTTCGCCCCCTCTAATAATTCTATGGAGACAATAAATGGTAAAACCTTATGATTTTTCGAAATTTCGAAAAAATTTAACAAAAAATATAGACGGTCTAAGTTTAGGCTTCAACGATCCGAAAGACTGGATTGACACTGGCAGTTATGCATTAAATTATCTTATTAGTGGAGACTATTATAAAGGTGTGCCGCTTGGTAAGGTAACAATGTTTGCTGGAGAATCTGGTTCAGGTAAGAGTTTAGTTGTAAGTGGAAATTTAGCACGAAACGCACAGGAGTCTGGTTGTTTTGTTGTTATGATGGATAGTGAGAATGCATTAGATACAGCATGGCTAGAGGCACTAGGTGTAGATACAAGTGAAGATAAACTTCTAAAAATTAATGTATCTATGATTGATAGTGTTGCTAAAACATTATCAGAATTCCTCAAAGGTTATCGAGAAGAAAACCAGGGCAATGAATATGAAGATTGCCCTAAAGTAGTAATTATTATTGATAGTTTGGGAATGTTGCTATCGCCAACAGACATTAAACAGTTTGAAGCCGGCGATTTAAAAGGTGACTTAGGACGTAAGCCTAAAGCACTAACGGCATTGATACGTAATACAGTTAATAATATTGCCCCATACCCAATTGGATTTATAGTTACAAACCACACATATGCTTCACAGGATATGTTTGATCCGGATGATAAGATATCCGGTGGGCAAGGATTTGTATACGCAAGTTCAATTGTTGTTGCTATGCGGAAATTAAAACTTAAAGTTGATGCAGATGGTAATAAGGTTTCTACAGTCTTAGGAATCAGAGCGGCCTGTAAAGTAATGAAGAGTCGCTTTTCAAAACCATTTGAATCAGTACAAGTTGAGATCCCATATGAGACAGGTATGAGTCCATACAGCGGATTGGTTGATATGTTTGAAAAATCTGGTGTCCTTGTTAAGCAAGGCAATAGATTAAGATATGTTGACAAAGCTGGTAAAGAACATTTGTATTTTAGAAAAGGATGGAATGCAGAAACATTGCCTGTTATTTTGCAAGAGAAAGAAGGCGGACCTGCGTTAGAAGTAATAGAATCCGATGAAGAGTTAAATACCGAAGAAATTATGGATGAATAGGTAAATATCCAAGGTGTCAGAAAGATGGAGGCAATAATGGATATAAATCCTGAAATAATAGTAGAACTATGGGGATTGGTAAAACCATATATTCCACAAAAGGAAAGAGCAGAGGCCGCATATAGTATTATAGATTTTTATGATACAAATGGTGATTTGGAAGAATTAGCAGGATATGATAATTTAGGTTCAACCTTAGCTAAAGCATTAAATGAATATTTAGCAGACGGCAACGAAGAAGATGAAGACATAGAGGATGATGAATATTAATGGCATCTTGGTATCAAAAGGTTGTTGATAATATAATTGCCCTTCCTAATTGTATAGAGCATTATGAAGGGCAATTAGCCGAAGTACAATCAGAAATTAAATTTCAGGGCAGTATCGAGAAGGCCGCTAGTGCAATTCCTGCACTTGTGCAAATGCGATTTTCTCAATTGCAAGAAATTGAAGCAATTTTAGAACATCTAAATATACATCTACGAAAATTACGAGCACAGACATTTAGGACTTATTTAGAAAGTTATAATAGGCAGTTAAGTTCGCGTGATGCTCAAGCATTTGTTGACGGTGAACAAATAATAGTAGACCAAACTGAGCTAGTAAATGAGTTTGGGTTATTACGCAATCAATTCCTCGGAGTCTTAAAAGCACTAGAGGCAAAGCAATTCCAGATTAACAACATTGTAAAATTGCGAGTTGCTGGCCTTGAAGATTCTGAAATCAATATGTTTTACGGCAATCCGAATAAGTAATAGCAGTAGATAATTTACTTGACAGCGTCATTATCTATAGTGTATAATATAAACAATAATATTGTAAAGGAGGATTGTAATGGATATTAATTTACGTAAAGCTGCAACTTTACAGGAACAAATTCGACAGGCTATTAGTGATATTAATTTAGATACAGAAAATCCTAATGGGCTGCGTGGACGGTTAGAGCGCGTCGAACTACTAGAATTAGTGTTGTATAGTTTACGAGACAAAGTTGGCAAAGCAAATGTCGAAACTGGTGTTAGCACTTTGTTAACAAAACGGGTACAATTAAACAATTTAGTTGGTCGGTATGAAAAACTTGTTCGATTGGGTCTTGAAGAGTATCGAGAAAAATTGTCAGATTTTCGTCGAAACCGTGTCATAATAAGTGAAAACATTCTAGAGTTAAACGTGAGCTCGTTTGTATCGCTCAATGAAAATGATGTAGAAGTACTTAAAAACGAAAATATATTATAAAGTTTTATAAATATATATGGTTAGGCATAAGGTGCGTGTAAATAGAGTAAGAGTATGCTTGCTAGATTGTGTAACATTAAGATAATATAAAAGTACAGAAAGTAAAAGAAGTCTAACCAATTGTAAAGAAGGATGCCTAGGCATCCTTCTTTTTGGTTAAAGTTGACAAATCTAGTTTTTTTGTTATTATATAATACATAAGGAGAGTATTATGTATAATAATAATAGGGCGACAAATATGGTAAATGCATGTATTGATGCAATAGGTACCATTGCTGAGCAAAATGATATAAATATTGTTGATGAGGATTTCATCAAAGATATGGCACTTTCATCAAAATTTATAAATGCGGCATTTGAACGGCAACTCGGCCAAAAAAATAAATTACACGAACAAATGTCAGTGCTTATGAATTCTATATAAAGGAAAAACCATGCGATATAAGATGTATCTCGATGATGTCCGCGCCCCGGCACATTTTGGCTCAGGTCTTAAAAATACACCAGGATGGTTGTTGGCAAGATCATATGATGAAGCAGTAGATATGGTTGAGAGGTTTGGCGCTCCAGTTTATATTAGTTTCGATCACGACTTAGGTGATGCAAATGTTAAAACCGGTTATGATTTTGCTAAATGGTTAATAGAGCAAGATTTGGATAACAATATTCTGCCTGCTGATTTTGATTTTAATGTACATAGTGCTAATCCAGTGGGCGCCGCAAATATTACAAATTTGCTCGAACCATATTTAAAAACCAGATAAAAATTAGGGTATTTCGTATATAAGAGTTTCCTAATATTAGGATATCCTTATATTAGCAATTGCTAATATATACCGGTTAAGATTGACAGATCCGCGGTCTGTAGTATAATGTATACATAATGATAGAAGTTCTACTATTTCTAATCTTGCTTGTGTTGGTGGTTAAATTCCTACCAGGATTAGCGAGTTTTCTGGTTACTGCTATTTTGGCAATTTGTGCCATCATCGGTGCTATCGTTTTATGGATAGCAATATTTTAATTTCAATATAGGAAACTATATATGTCCGCTCAGGTCTTAGTAAAGGTCACTGGCTCGTATCGTAATGAGCCTGTACAGGATATGGTTTTCCCATTGCTCAAGGATTTTACCAAGGGCAAACGGGGAAATTCGATCACGGTAGATTGTTCAGAATTCTTTGGCCATCCGTGGAACAAATCAAGCAACGGTAAGGCGCAGATCAAGATTGCTGATAAGTCAGCATATGAGTTTGTATCTGGTGATACACCGATCGGCCCAGCCGATCCAAGTAAACGGGCCAAGCCAGTTGAATCAGACGAAGAGGCGATTACGCGAATTCGTGAACGATTTGACATTCTCGAGGAAATGACCGAGGCCGCAATGGAAGGCACTGTGCGGGGTATGATCGTGTCCGGCCCTCCGGGAGTTGGTAAATCATATGGTGTAGAGAACACTCTCGAAAAACATCATATGTTTAATAAGTTGGCCAACAAGTCACCGAAGTATATGGTCGTCAAAGGCGCAATGACTGCCTTGGGGTTGTATGCCCTCCTTTATAATTGGAGTGACAAAGGACGAGTGCTGGTATTGGATGATTGCGATACAATCCTCTGGGATGAACTAGCACTGAACATTCTCAAAGGTGCTCTCGACTCGGGCAAGCATCGCAGGATTTTTTGGAACGCAGATTCCTCAAAACTGCGGCAAGAGGGAATCCCGGATCACTTTGAATTCCATGGTTCGATCATCTTTATTTCAAACCTGAAGTTTGATGCGATAACGCAGGGCAACCGGATTGGTAAGATCAAGGATCACTTGGAAGCCATTATCTCCCGTTGTCATTACTTGGATCTGACACTGGATACAATGCGCGACAAGATGATGCGTATTAAGCAGATTGTTGGAGACGGTATGCTCGAGGAACACCGGCTTAAAAAAGGTGAAGACCAGATGCTTGTCGATTACATCGATGAGAACAAAGACAAATTGCGTGAAGTGTCACTTCGAATGGTGCTCAAGGTTGCTGATTTATACAAGATGGCACCGGCGAATGATAAGTGGAAACGACTGGTTGAAACGACCTGTATGCGGCGGCGGCCAGTTGTATCATAAAGTTTACATTGTCTGAGCGGACAGTGGCCCCGGGGCAACCCGGGGTTTTTTACATTGACTTTTTCTCCGTTTTAGTATAAAATAGTATTATGGCTACAGCAAAATTAATCATTCGCGACGAAGTTAATATTAAAATAGATAACGTTGACCCGGCTACTCGCCGTAAAATGTCTGCCGCTCTTAAATTTATGTTGCCATATGCTTATCATATGCCTGCGTATAAGTTAGGACGATGGGACGGTATGATTAGATTTTGCGATGTAGGCGGTAGAACTTATTTAAATCTGTTGGATACTCTGCTACCTATACTTCAGAACGCTGGATATGATATTGAGATTGATGATCACAGGCAGACTTGGAATTTAAAGTTTGAGCAAATAGACGAAAATTATTTAAGTAGCATTCAATGGCCAAAAGGGCATACGCATGAAGGACAAGATATTGTATTGCGAGACTATCAAATAGATGCTATTAATAATTTTTTAGAGCACTTGCAAAGTTTACAAGAGATTGCAACAGCCGCAGGTAAAACAATTATTACTGCCACATTAAGTAAGTTATGCGAGCAGTACGGTAGAACGATTGTTATAGTACCTAATAAGAGCCTAGTAACGCAAACAGAAGAAGACTATCGAAATATAGGATTGGATGTTGGTGTGTTTTATGGTGACCGAAAGGATTATGGACACCAACATACCATTTGTACTTGGCAGTCGTTAAATGTTTTGCTTAAAAAAAGCAAAAAGAAAACCGCTGATATTAATATTCAAGAATTTATTGATGGTGTTATTTGTATTATGGTGGATGAAGTACATCAAGCAAAAGCAGATGTGCTAAAAGAATTGCTCACTGGTGTATTTGCTAATGTGCCCATACGATGGGGATTAACAGGAACAATACCAAAAGCAGAATATGAATTCATAAGTCTTAAAGCAAGCCTCGGTGAAGTTATAAATCGTATAAGCGCACACTCGTTACAAGAGCAAGGTGTGTTAAGTAATTGTGAAGTTAAAGTTTTGCAATTAAAAGATGATGTGGAGTATCCGAATTACCCGAGTGAGTTAAAATACTTGTCAACTGATGCTAATCGAATAGATTATTTAGCAACGGTGATAAAGGATATAGCAAATGCCGGTAATACATTTGTGTTAATTGATCGAATTAAGACAGGGGAGATGCTAATAGAACGAATTCCAGACGCCATGTTTGTAAGGGGTGCTACAAAAAATGAAGAACGAAAAGAAACATATGATGAAGTAGCAACAGGCAATGATAGTTTGATTATAGCAACATATGGTGTGGCATCTGTTGGTATTAATATTCCTCGTATTTTTAATCTTGTATTAATAGAGCCAGGAAAAAGTTTTGTAAGAGTAATACAAAGTATTGGACGAGGGATTCGTAAAGCACATGATAAAGACTTTGTTCAAATATGGGATATTACTAGCAATTGTAAATATAGTAAACGACATCTGACAACACGAAAAAAGTACTACCGTGAAGCCAAGTATGATTTTCATATTGAAAAAATTTCTTATAAATAAGTTGCATGCAACTTGATTTGTTTTGTTGTATAATAATAGAAAGGTCATAAATGCAAATAT